TCAAGTACGGCAAGAAGACCAACTGAAAGAGTACCGCAACCAATCTTCTCAGATTCTCGAACTTGGCAAGCGGCACAACGAGTATGACCTAGCCTTTCGCGCACTTCAGGAAGAGAAAAGCCTAGCTGAATTTCAAGCCATGCTTTTGGAGAAGAAGACCAGCAAGCCAATCGACTTCTCAGTTGACGCCTCACCGAAAGAAAAGCGCAACTATTCCTTGGTAAGAGCCATTCAAGCCGCAGATGCAAAGGATTGGAGCAAGGCCGGATTTGAACTCGAAGTTTCTAAAGAACTGGCAAAGAAGCAATCCAGACAACCAAAAGGTTTCTTTGTGCCGGATTGGGGTTGGCAGACTCGAACGGTATCAACTGCGGCAGGCGCAACTTTTGGCGCAGGCTCAAATATCGTTCCAGAGGACTACCGAGGTGACCGCTTTATCGACGCTTTGATTTCAACGTCGATTCTAGGACAAGTAGGCGCAACCGTACTGAACGGATTGCAAGGAAATGTCGCGATTCCCAAGATTTCCACCAGCACCGCAGCGGCTTTCATTGCGGAAGGTGGCTCAGTTGGAAATAGCGAGCCAGATTTCAGTCAAGTCACCATGACCCCAAAGCTTTTGGCTAACAAGGTTGCCGTGACTCGCGAGTTGATGATTCAGTCTGACCCAAGTGTGGAGCAGTTGATTCGCAACAACATGGTTCGAATCTTCGCGGCAAAAATCGACAACGTTGCGCTCAAAGGTGGCGGATCTAACGAACCAACCGGAATCCTTGGCACAAGCGGAATCGGTGACGTTTCATCTGGCGGAACAAGCGGCAACGCCAATCTGACGTATGGCAATGTCGTTGATATTATGACGGAAGTTTCACAGGACAACGCTCTGCTTGGCAATTTGCGTTGGGTAACACATCCGGCAGTTGTCGGCAAGCTGATGCAAACCTTGGTGGCTGCTAGCACTGACTCGCGGATGATTATGTCTGGGCCTGACAGCATGATGGGTTATCCGGTTGTTCAGACAACCCAAGCACCTTCAAGCTCGCCTTACTCGCTGATCTTTGGGAACTTTGCTGACCTTTACGTTGGCTTCTTCTCAGCGCTTGACGTACTGGTTGACCCATACGGTTCAGCCGGAACAGCCACAACAAATTTGTATTTCTACCAGGACTGCGACATTGCGGTTGCTCACGCTGAAAGCTTCGCGGCAGCACAGGATGTCACTGTCGCCTAAGTGTATCAGCTAGATGAGTTACAAGGTTGGGGCAACTCTCGACCTTGTATTCTCTTGTGTGGTGGACCTTCTGCGCCTTCAGACCTAGCGAAAGCCAAGGCGCGGATAGGTTCCAAAGCTTACGACTTAGCCGGAGTCAATAATCACGGCTTACTTTTTCTTGGCGAGTTGGCTTGGTGTTATGCTCACGACGTCCGAATGGTTCAACACCTTAAAGAGTACGATTCACCAGCGATTATCCACCACGATCCCAAGAACCTGAGAGACAAAGATATTCATGGCGGAATTGTTCCATTTATCAGACTTTCAGGGCCAGAAGCACTTTGGACCGCAGACTTTTTTGACTACTCAGAAATTCATGTTTGCGGTGTCGATTTCTACACCGGACCAAGGCGCTACTGGCATCAGTGGGATTTAGATAAAAAGCCAACAAGAGTTCAGGAAGATCAACAAGGCAAGTGGATAGAAGCACGGGACCAATTGCAAAATCCCCAAAGAGTGATTGTTTATAACGAAAGGCTTCAAAGGATATTCCAATGAAGATTGAAATCGTCAGAGGAACCGTTGCGAACGGTGGACCTGTTCGGGTTGGACAGGTGATTAGCGTTGACCCCAAAGAAGCAAATCAACTGATTGGCATGGGCAAAGCGATTATTTATGAGAATCGCGCCAAAGGCTTAGACGAAGCAGAAGCACCACCAGTGACCACTCGAACTACTAAAACCGCACGAAAGCCTAAGAAATGAGCGTGGAAACCGCAGCCGATAGAACTGCCATGCTCGCAGATTATGGCTCAACCGTAACGAAGGCGGACGCAAGCACTTTTGTGGCGATTTTTGACAATGACTTTCTTGCAGTTGATGTAGACGAAAGCGAAGTCGAAAGCTCAGAGCCAACACTGCTGGCAAGAACCGCTGACGTTTCCAGCCTAGCGCATGGCGACACACTGACGATTTCGGCAGTCAACTACACGGTTCGAGGCATTCAACCGGACGGGACAGGCATGACGCAAATCATGTTGGGTGTGTAATGGCGCACAAGCGAGCGCAAATCAAAGCGAGAATCCAAACGGTTCTGACAGGACTAGCGACAACAGGAAGCAATGTCTTTCTCTCAAGAACTTATCCAATCGCAACGACTGATTTGCCTGGACTGCTTATTTACGCCAATTCAGAAAGCATTGAACGCTTGGAGATTGGCATTCAGAACCGTCAGCAACGAACACTTGATTTGTCTATTGAAGCCATTGCAAAAGGCAACACCGCAGAAAGCACTTTGGACACAATTACTGTTGAGGTGGAAGAAGCAATGGCGAACGACCAAACGCTGAACGGGTTAGCGATAGATTCTCGCATCACTGACACGCAGATCCGGCAAGCATCTGCTGAAAGTGAATTTTTCATAGCCACGCTACGGTATGAAGTACTTTACCGTACAACTGAAAACGACGTCGAATAAAAGGAGACGCAAATGGCAATTCCAGATCGTTACCTACGGTTAAGAAGTTCTCAACCGTATATTACAACCGAGTCAACTGCTGGCAGTTATGTCGCAGTTTCTGCTTCTGACGGATTCACAACCACTGAACCTTTGGCGCTATCGCAGACGTTCAACACAAGCGACATTTCCGAAGTCGGCACTCGCCTGCTTCAGAACAGAAGTTTTGTAAACTATGCCGAGCGAGCCACCTTTGACATTCCGTTTCTAGTCAAACCTTCTGGAACAGCCGGAACCGCACCAGCCGAATCAACACTACTGCAAAAAGTTTTCGGCACACTGACCACTTCTGCTGGAGTATCAAACACTTACAGCTTCAGCCGAGTATCGGATACTTTCCAAACCGCGCAGTTGGTCGATACATATAAATTATATGTGGCGAACGGAACCATTGTCGAAGGGTTCAGCGTAGACATTACGCGAGACGGTGTTTTCACCATGAACGCAAACTGTCGCGCCTCCAGAATTCGCTACAGCGGCCCAGCGCCAGTGACTGGAGCAGACGTTTCTGTTGATGATTTGGCGAACTATACAATTACGCTAGATCCTGCCACTAATGCGGTTTCAGGAGATTATTTTTTTGCTGGTCAATTGGTTGACATTTTTGATGCCACTGACACACAGGTAAACACTGGTGGTCCTGTGTCTGTTGTTAGCGTATCGACTAGTGCTGCGACGATGCAGATTATCGCAGACACTGGCGACTCTTTTACAGTTTCCGCCACTGACTACTTAGTGCCTTATTTGCCAGCCGCAACGCTTTCGACTTATGAGCCAATCGCCACCAGTGCCGCTCAAGTCTACTTAGCCGCTCAGAACACCGCAGCCGGAAGCTTGATTGCTTCAGCTAACGAGTTCTTGGCAACTGGCTTCTCAATGAGCGTCAGCAAGAATCTTGGTGACCCTGGACTTGCAGAGATGACCGGAGACAAGTACCCAGCCGCTGCTTATGTGAGTAACGATATTACCGTGACAGGCTCTTTTGATTTCGTGATGAGGCCAGCACAAGCCTACCGATTCGAGCAGTTCGCAAGACTAGAGCAAATAGCAATTGGTGTGCAGGTTGGCGACACCGCAGGTTCAATTGTTCAGATTATCATTCCATCCGCTCGCGTTTCGATTAGCGGAACTGAGCAGGACGGAGCAGCGGCCGCTTCTGTTGACTTTGCTCTCACGCAAGGCTCCTCTGCGACTGACGCAGCCGCTTTCTCTCTAATCTATAAATAATTTATTTATGCCATCCATTTTTGACGTTCAGCGAGCAAACGAAGTAACAATCGACTTCAATGACGCAGACCTGAACCTAGAAGCAACCTTTAATTGTGTTCTGCCTCACCAAAAGCTTTTGACTGAGGCTCTGAACGCAGCAACGAAGACACAAAAAGGCAAGCAAACGATTGATTCTCTTATGTTTGCTCGGAAGCTTTTTGTGCCTTGCGTGACCTCCTGGTCATTCGATGAAGATTGTAGTGTTGAGAACAAAAGTCTTTTTGTTGGGGAAGACGCTGCGCTCAACAAGATGGCAACGCATGTCAGTTTGAAACTGATGCGTTTGGCCCAGGCGAAAGTTGATGACGAAGAGGGAAATTAAAAAGTTACCTAGATTTAGTCTTAGAACGAGCGGCTTATCTAGGTGACTCAGCCGAGCATGGCATTCAGGAAGGCGACCGATACCAAGCCGTTTGGTGTTGCAAATCAGCGGACAACGTTTGGCAGGAAGACGAAGAGCCACCTTGTCAGGTTTGTCCGAACAATTTGACGCTGACTGAGAGAAACTTGGCAGCGGTTCAAGCCTTTCGAGACTTGGACACCACAGGCAGAGACTTGGGTTTTGACATTGGTTTTCTGCGCGAAGAAGCCATTGATTGCTATCTCAGAAGAAACCAGACCAACACACCAGAAGTCTATTCGGCTTTAGTGACAATCGACCGAGAAGTCACCAGCCACAGAAAGAAAGCGAACGAGCGCAAACGAGACTTGCAGAAGAAAAAGTCTTCAACCGCTCGACCTACCCCAAAGCCTAGAAGAAAACGATAATGACAAACGCTGCATCCACGATTGAAATTGAATTAGAGATTCGTGACGCCATCAATCGTTTGGGAAAGCTCGAAGGCGAACTCAAAAAGTCTTCAAGTGCAATGGACCGAGTGGCGAACTCGACCAGAAAAATGGAATCGGCTTTCAAGTCTGCAAAGAATGCCGCTTCTGCTTTGGTTGCTGCCATTAGTGTCCAGCAGATCGCTCAAGCAGCCGACACCTTCACCAATTTTGCCAATCAAATCCGCATTGCGACCAACTCAGCCGCTGAAGCCGCAGCGGTTCAGAAAGAGTTGTACCGAGTCTCACAGACTACCGGAACCGCAATTGAGGACACCGCAAAACTTTACGCTCGCCTTCGTGTAGCCGCTGACCAGTTAGGCTCATCCCAAGCCGAAACCATCCGTATTACTGAAATTGTCGCCAAGGCATTAGCCGCAGCCGGAACGAGCAGCTCTGAAGCTTCTGGGGCATTGCTTCAGTTAGCGCAAGCCTTGAACTCGCCAAAGGTTCAGGCGGAAGAGTTCAATTCGTTGATTGACGGAATGCCCAATCTGCTCAAGGAAGTTGAAAAGCAACTTGGACTTACGGCTGGAAGTCTCAAAAAGTTTGTGACCGATGGCAACCTAACGAATCAGCTATTTAAAGACGCAATCCTTGGCTCTGCTGAAGCCATTAACGAACAGTTTAGCGCAGCACAAGACACGATTGCGACTTCGCTGACTCGAATCAGCAACAGCTTTACGTTACTCATTGGCAAGGTGGAAGAATCAACCGGAATTTTCAGCGGAACCGCTCAAGTCATGACAGACCTAGCTGGTGAATTCGACAAGTCTGACGGGATCGTTCGAGACTTTGCTGAAGGTATCAAAATTCTTGGAATTGCTTTTGACAAGCTCAAGCAGCTTGCGATCAATCTGACCAAGCCATTGCGAGACGCATTCAGCAGTTTCACAGGTGGCGAGTCTAACCCAATCGTCACCACACTCAACTACATTCAAGCTGGCTTTGGCTTTCTTTCGGTTGCTGCTCAATACGAAACGCAAAACGCAGCACTTAATATTGAACGCCTCACTCTACACGTTCGAGATTTCTTCATTGGCATGATTGCTAATATGTTCAGCTTTTTTGAAAAGGTGGACAACTTCTTCATCAATCAAATCAACAAAATCATTGGCTATTACAACAGTGCCGCAAATGCGATTGGCATGGACGGAGATGTTGCGCCTATTGCGACTTCAACCGAAGCGCAAGAGTCAGCTCTTAAATTTGAGAGAGATTCAGCTTTTGAACTAGCTGAAAATTACCGGAAAAGTGCAGATTTGTGGACGCAATACAAGGCAGCACTTGAAGGCGTAGCTGGAGAATTCAGAGGACTTCAGAATCAGATTGATTCTGGGACACTAATCAAGACTGAAGAGCAACTGGGCAATGTAAACCTTGAAGCTGCGAACGCAGCCTCATCAGTTGAGAAGTTGAAAGAGAAAGTCGAGGAAGTCAAAGAGATTGAATACACCGATTTCACAGGAAAGATTTCTCAGGAACAACAAGACCGATTCACAGAAGCACTGGAAGAAGAGTTCCGAATTCGCAGAGAAATGGGACAACTGACCGAAGAGCAGCAAGGCCGTTTTACGCAAGGACTAGAAGAAGAGTTTCGACGAGTCACAGAAATCAACGCTTTGACAGAAGACAAAAATAGACTTTACGAAGAAAGCCTTTTCCCGAAAGCCAGAGAGTTGACATACCTCGAAGAAGTCACTGCTGAATTGAAAACTCAGCTTTTACTTCAGGGACAACTCAACGAAGAAGCAGAAAGAACCGCAGGAGCCATTGTTTCCGGTGTTTCTGGCGCAGGACCAAACGCCAGCCGCGCCACCAATATAGCTCAGTCCAAAACGGTTGAAGAAGCCGCAGTAAAGTTGATTCTGAGCAACGAAAAAGTAGCGGCTGCCATTGACAAAAGCTTTGAAATTCTCTTCGACACAATCGACCCACTGATTGACATTCTTGGCGATTTGCTCAGTGCCATCAATCGGCTGATTGGGGCGTTGCTCGAAGGCGCAGGCAATGCCATTGAAAACTTTGCGGATTCTTTAGGCATTGGCCCAAACAGTTACTATGGAGGTGGCGGATTCACCAGAGACATTGAGGCGCTTGGAGGTGCGGCTGGTGGAGGCAGTAGACCAACAAATGCCGAACAAGCGGTGTTGGCTGCAATTTCTAGCTTGGACTCATTGACTTCTGACAGATCCGCAGTCGTTCAAAATTTAATCGCAACCGCTGAAGCTTCAGGAGATATTCAGGCAACCATCATTGCATTTAGGGATTCCGTTGACGCCTTAATTAACCAAATCGGTGTAAATTATGCGGCAACCTATGGAGACTCACCGGACTTCATGGAGTCTTTTGCAAATGCGGCTCAAATGCTTGAAAACATGATTCAGCGAGGCACCTATAGCAGCTATCAAGACTTTGTTGAAAATTATAATCCCATCATGACAGGTCCAGAAGGAAGTGAATCTCTTCGTGAGGACTCCGCGATTCTGCTTGCAGTAGCAAATGCTGAAATAGCAATTGAGGAATTGGTTGGTGGTATTGCTGGATCATCAACTGATATTTCTGAAGGATTTGAAGCAGTTTCTGACAAAATCTTTGAGACCGCAGAAGAGCAGATAAGATCCATTCAGTTTCAACAGTTGAGTGCAGAAGAACAAATTGAGACTCTGCATGAACAAGCGATGGCTGCACTGGAAAGTCAGAAGGCTTTACTTTCCTTAATTGAAAGTGAAGAGCGTCGAGCAGAATTACTAGGACAAATTGAAGCCGCTGAAGAAAAACAACTCGAACTCTATAATCTACAGATCAGCGAGCTGCGAAAACTCAACGAAGAACGAGAGCGAGAAGCTGCTTTGTTGCTTCAACAGCAAGGCCAATCTGAAGCTGAAAAAATTATAAACAATTTACAAAAAACGTTTACGTCGATTATCGACTTAGTTGAAGACCTAAAAGACCAAGCAATTGGACTTTTATTCAGCGATAAATCGCTTTTACCTGCTTCTGTTCGCTTTGATACCGCAGCAACGAGATACCAGGAGCTGCTTGCCGCAGCACTTGACCCAGAAGCGACAGAAGAAAACGTCAAGGATTTTCAAGCCTTTGTAGATACCTACCTTAAGAGTGCACAAGACGTATTTAAGTCTTCGAGCCAATACCAGAATATTTTTGATTCTGTCCTAGCAGACATTGAAGAAGTCTCAAATTTTGTCTCAATCGCCATGCCCATCAGCGAGATTGAATCTGTTAAAAAGCAGCTCGTGGAAGTTGCAGAAGAGTTTGGGATTGGCATTGAGGAGGTAATTGCAGGACTTGATAATCTCAGCCGTAGTCTAGTCTACCAAGCCGTAGTTTCCAATGTCCCGGTTTCGGCTTTCGTTGATTCAGAGCAAAGCGATTTAGTGATTGAAGCAGTCGTCACGGCAATTGCTGACCCAGTGAACTCAGACACTGAGATTGAAGCCGTCGTTACGGCAATTATGGGCGCAGGAAGCGACACGGTGATTGACGCAATCGTAAAAGCGGTTCAAGCACCAGGAAGCGATACGACGATTAAAGCCGTGGTCAACGCAATTGCTGCTTCTAGTTCAGACTTACAAATTGAAGCGATTGTTAATGCCGTTCAAGCACCTGGAAGCACGACCACAATTTCAACAATTGTGCAAGCAATCCTAGATGCCAAAAATTCTGACACCATTGTAGAAACTCCGGTAACCGCAATTATTGATCAAGCCAATTCCAGCCTAGTGGTTGACGCAGTTGTTACCGCAGTCAGTGGTCAGCAGTTAGAAATCGATGCGGTTGTAACCGCAGTAATGGCGACAGGCTCTGATACGGTTATTGAAGCCGTGGTCACGGCTGTTGAGGATCAAAATTTAAGTGATACAGAGATTGAGGCAATCGTCACAGCAGCAATGGCGACAGGCTCAAACACGACGATTCTTGCGGTGGTCAATGCCATTTTAGATGCTGCCAAATCAGATTTGACGCTTGAGGCGATTGTTACAGCAATTGCTGCTTCTGGAAGCGATACCCAGATTGAAGCTTTAGTAACAGCAATTGCCAAATCTGGTTCAGATACTCAAATTGAAGCTTTAGTAACAGCAATTGCAGCTTCAGGCTCAGATACTCAGATTGAAGCTATTGTCAAAGCAATCATGGCAAGCGGTTCTGATACTCAGATTGAAGCCATCGTGTCAGCCGTAGCTAGCAATACTCCGGTGATTTCTGCGATTGTCTCTGCTGTTGCTGCGAACACTCCGGTCGTGACTCCAAATATAACTTTGAATGATTCCAACATTTCAGCCGCTTTTGATTCACTTTCGCAAACACTCGAAAATTCAATTGGCTCTTTGATTGCCACAATACAACTGCAAAGCATGTTGGCGACAGCAACAGCCGAAGGAATTTATTCACCATCGGCTAGGTCATTCAATATGAGCGGAGCGCAAGGAGTCATTAGCGGCTATGCGGTTGACCTAAAGCCAAGAGGCGATTTCAGCGATTACCAGTATGGGTTAGCAGAAGGTGTTCAGCTCACCGGAGCTTTATCTACACAAGACCAATTTTCAGCCTTAATCAACTCAGCAGAAACTGAGAATCCTGCAATTCGCAACAATCCGTACTATGTCCTATTTCCGGCTGCTCAAACTGGAAACACTACAGTAGCCAGATTGTTCGGATTTACGGATCTGACCAAGGCAGAAGACTTTTATAATTATTATTCTTCCAGGACTGTCTCGTATATTAACGACAACGGAACTCTGAAATACGGCTTTAGACGAGGCGGACTTGTAGACCCAATGGACACGATCCCAGCCATGTTGAGTCCTGGCGAATATATCCTATCCCCAGAAACCGTCCGCAAATATGGCGTCAGCAATCTGAACCGTCTCAACTCTGGCGATTCAGCCGCAATCAACGCAACCTCAGACCCAGAAGTAAAACGTTTATTAGCTGAATTGATTGTGGCAGTTCGTGAGAACGACACCGAGGTAAATGTTTATACAGATATGCAAGGCCAGACAAAAGCTGGTATTGAAGAATTCAGAAGCGAGCTAAGAGAAAGAACGAGAAGGCAAGGTGAGCAGTATGTTCCAGCGAGGTATATCTGATGAGCCAGTTACTCGCTGAAATCACTGTAGCAGGAACGGTTTACCGAGGTTCAAAGCTTGGCCTGGCTGGCGAGTATTTTTGGCAACCGTTCATCAAGAGAATGCCTTCTCTCGAACTTGGACAGGTGGAAGATTCAGGAAAGATTGGTGTGAAGTTCGGCAACCTAACCTTGCACAACGATTATTTGAATGCGGAAGCACCATTTGCTCTGCAACGTTATGAAGACTTGGTGCGACTTCCCCAGTTGTACCCATGCACCATCAAATGGGGTGAGGCTGGAAGAGACTTGTTTTCTGGTCAAATCTTTTTGCAGGCGATTAGCGAAACAGAACTGACCTTTGCCTTAACAGATACCGAATATTCACTGGGTGCTAGGCCATTCACACTGACCGAATCCTTTGCTTTTGTTGAAGGCGTCAGTGTGCCAGGAGGAGGGCAACCTGTG